GCCGCAGGAGGACGGCGAAAACGACAGCGCCGATAAATCATGGACTTAGGCCGACGAGCCTGGACGCATGGACGGACTTGGACGCACTGGTTTTTGGCCATGCGACCCCGAAAAAACGGCTGCACAAAGCCGTTTTTTTTTGGTTGGACGCACTGGACGCAGGAATGCGGATGTTGCGGCAGATACAGGGCCGCAACTCAACTGCGGAGGGTCGTTTCTCTAAAGGCTGTTTTTTGACAAAAGTCTGTCCAAGAGACAGAAAAGGGGTATAAAACGGCTTCACAGAGCCGTAAAACGGTGGACGCACCCTAAAAAACCAGTGTGTCCAAGTCCGTCCACCGACCCTCCGGCAAAACGCCGCAGCTTTTTTGATTGCCCGCGTGGTCGGTCGTCGATGATGGTGTCGAACACAAACGCGAAAGGCTGAAAATGTGGGCCATTGACGTCCCCTGTGAACTCTGCGGCGCCGCCGCCGGGTACGAGTGCCGCACCCCTGCCGATGTCGTGGCCCAGCGGCCTCACCGCTGCCGCCTGGTGTTGTCGGTGGTCGGTCACCGCAGCGCCCCGGCCGTCACCGTCATCGAGCGCCTGTTGCGCGAGGCCGACCTGCGCGCCACCACGTCCACCTACACCCTCCCCGAGGTCCCCCGATGAGCCAAATCACCGCCCCGACGCCCGGCCGCATTGTGATTTATACCGACCGCGACGGCGCGAGCTGGCCCGCCATCGTCGTCACCGTCGGCGACCTCGATGCCGTCGACCTGACGGTTTTCGTCCACTTGTCGACGACGGACGCGCTGAACGTGCGGTACCGAGCGACGCCCACCGAGCGGACTTGGCGATGGCCGAGCCCCTCGCTCGCGCAGCTCGTGGTCGACGACGAGACCGGCGCCGTCGTCGGGGTGCTGCCGTGACCGCGGCCCTGACCGACAACCAGCTGCGTCATCTGCGCAGCCTCATCGACCGCGAGCGCACCAGCGCAGGCGAGACCGCTGCGGGGCTCGTCCTCGCCGCCACTCTCGCCCGACTGCAGCACTTAGAGCGCTTGCTTGTCCAGGCCCCTGTCGAGGGGCAGGAGCCATGAGCGACGACAACGAGCCCCGCTGGACCCACGATTGCCCAGTGTGTGGGGCGACGCTGACCGGCGACCAGGGCGAGCAATGCGCCGAGCATGCCCCCAGCCCCGCCGAGCTGGCCCGCAAGCAGCGGGTGGTCGATGCCATCGGGCAGTTTTTCAGCAAGCCCTCGAAGCCCACCACGTTCCGCAGGTGGCGCCGCCCGGGGTTCCGATGAGCATCGGCATCATCGCCCTCGTCGGCGCCGTTGCCATCGGTGCCGCCCTCGGTGTCGTCGCTGCCTGCGAGGCCGTCGACGACGCCCTGCGCAGCCGTCGCCGGCAGCGCGCCCTCGACTCATTTACGACCCGCGAGGACCGATGAGCACGACCATCACCGCCCGCGTCGAGACCACCCTCGCGCGCGGCCAGAACAACCGCGAGCACCACCGCGTCCGCGCCAACCGCGTCGCCGCCGAGCGCGAGGCGACCCGCCTCGCCCTCGCCGCCGGCGACTGGCGCGGCGACCCGGTGTCACTCCGTCGCGCCGAGCTGGGCGCGCGCGTGACGATTGTCCGCCCGTTCGTCACCACGCCCCTCGACGGCGACAACCTCTCTGCCGCCTGCAAAGCCGTGCGGGACGAGGTCGCTGCGTTCCTCGGGGTCGACGACGCCAGCGCCCGGCTGCATTGGGTCTACATGCAGTCGCCCGCCGTCGTCACCGGTCGGTCGACCAAGCCCGGCCGGACCCGGGCAAGCACCGACCACGACACCCGCCCGCTGCTGCGCATCGAGGTGATGCCCGTCGGCGACATCGACCCGCAAGCCCAGGCCCTCGCCCAGGCCGAGGCCCGAGAATGGGCCCTCGGGGTGCAGGTTGTCGCGCAGGCCGCGCGGCTGCGACTGGCCGAGGACCTGGCTAAGGCCCTGCGCTACTACGCCGCCCGCGAGTATCACAGCAGCATTGCGCCGGACGCCGCTATCCAATGGCGCGCCGACAAAGCCATGGCCGCCTGGGATGCCGTGCCGGGTGACGTTGGCCCCGTTGACCTCGGGTGAGGCCGGTGGCAACCTGTCGAGGTGCAGCCTAAGCAACAGCACGTGGACCCTGCCCCTGCGATTCTGCTAGGGGTGGGGTTCGGCCTTTCTGGGGTCAGTATCGCTCTCGTGACCCTCGGCGTAGCGCCCTCGACGAGTGAATGATGACGCTATGGTCGATGCTGGCGACGACGTCGACAGGCACCGATGCCGGCAGCGCGTCGAGATAGAACTCCCGCGCGAACGAGAGGGCGTTCAGGCCGTCGTCAAGGCCCTCATACGACGGTCGACCCTTCGGCCCCGTCGGCGGTTGGATGTTCGACGACTTGACTTCGACGACCAGCTCGGGCCCGATGGGGACGACGCCCTGCTCGATGGCGAGCTTCAAGCGCTGCAGCCGAAAATGTTTCTCTTCCCCTGACCGTTGCTCGGTGACGTGCCACCGAGAGAACTGTTTCAGGGCCTCGTACACGCCGACGCCGACGCCGTTGGATTCCACGACGATGGTCTGCGGGACGTAGCGCCCTGCGGTGTCCTTCACCATCTCGACGAGGTCGGGGAGGCTTGTGCTGTTGCTCACCCAAGTCGCGAGGATGGTTCCAGTCAACAGCGACAGGACGACGATGGCCGACGAGTCCCCGCCCCCGCCGGCCGCAACGTCGACGCCAAAGACCACCGGCTCGTCGGGCATCGCATCGCGGTACCGGTGCCACCCGTCGAAGCGCTTCGCCTTGCCGTCCCATTTGCCATTGGCGACGACGACGGCGTCGGTGAATCGGAGAATCCATCGGCCGCGCGCGAAGCTGAAGCAGTGCTCGGGGAGCTGGGGAAACTCCCGCATGGCCCCGTCCTCGTCGCCCGCGAAATCAACGCGCATGCGATGCCACCACCAGGCCGCCGTGCTTCGCTGAGTGAACCCGTACCGCGTCCCCGACAGGGTGAGCCAGGTGTCCTCGTCGATGGTCGACGGCTCCCGCTGATAGACCGGATGACGCTCGATGGGGAGGAAGACCCGGTGCCACTCGTCGGCGCTGCCCTCATCCTCCCCGTGCCACAGGGTGCGGAAAAGATTGTCGGCCGCGCTGGCCGTGGACTCGATGACGATGCGCGCCCCGGGCAACGCCGTCGACGTCAACCCGCGAAACACCGCTGCATCCGACAGCCAGAAGGCAAGCTCGCTGGCGTGAATAAACCCGTAGGACTTCGAGCGACCCACCCGCGATTCCCCACCCTCGGCGCGAGAGACGGCCGAGAGCGCATCGATGACCGTGCACACCCCATCGGGCCCCGCGTTCGCCAGCTCCACGCTGCCCTTATTGCGCGCGCCCACCTCGATGCCGAGCTGGTCGCACCACCCGGCGAGGCGAGCAAGCAGACCTTGAGCTTTGTCGCGAGTGTCGGCGACAATGGCGCAGGGGACGCCCGGGTTTGCGATGGCGAAGGCGAGGACGGCGAGCAGGCTCACCGTCGACACGCCCATCTGTCGGCCCTTCAGCACGATGGTGCGCTCGTGCTCGAGGATGGCCTCGAGCACTTCCACCTGGGCGTCGGTGATGCGCCAGCGGCTGATGGCCCCCTGTTGCTCCTGATTCAGTATCATCAGCAAGCCCGACAGCCGCCGGGCGACGTCGAGGATGGGCCGCTTCACGCCTCGCCCTCGTCGTCGCCAGTGAGCAACGCCCGCAGCTCGTCGACGCGCCGCGAGACCTTCGGGGCGGGCTTGTTGCGTTTCTCGGGTGCGCCGGCGGCGAGGGAGAGCAGGTGCATCGCCGCCTTGGCTGACGTGCCCGCCAACGTCACATCGCCCCGCCATGCCGTCGCCAGCATCTCAAGTTCGTGGATATAGCGCGCGGCGTTGATGCTCGTGACGCGCTGGATTTCGTCCGCAGCCTCGTCGAACGTCATCACCACGCCCTCGATGACAGGGACGCGCGGGACCCAAGCGTCGGCGGGAATGTCCGCCGCGCTCTTGTCGACCGTCGCCTTCGAGACCGCGCCGGTGTCGAAAATGTCCCGCCGTTTGGCTGTCGTCATCTCACCCTTCGACCAGCTCGTCGCGCAGACGGACCTTCGCCAACACATGCCGGCGATGAATCAGCAGGGGCTCAAGGTCAGGGTGCAGCGGTTCCAACATCGCGTTACGCACCACGACGACGTCGCCCGGGTCGACGCTCACCCACGTCTGCGGATGCTGGTCCGCTGCGGCCTCGACGGTGCCGATGCCGGCGACGACGTAGGCGATGCAGGCCGTCCCGAGGGTGCCCTTCACCTCGTCGACAGCGGTCACAATCCCGCCCGTCGACTTCGCCGGCCTTCGCAGGGGCAGCAGAAGCACGGTGTTCGGTGCAACGTCGGCGAACGCGCCGATGGGCAGCCCGCATGAATACAGCTCGTGGACGCTCACGGCGCCGTCGATGGCTGCAGGGGTGATGCCGTCGGGGGTGACGGGAGCAACCTCGGCGGCGTCCTCGGTGTTGCGGCGGTCGACAATCGTGAACTTTTGCTCGGTCATTGGCTGGTGTCCTTGGTGGTGGGGATTGACTTGATGATGATGCGCTCGCCGTCGACGTCGATGTGACCCATGAGGGTCAGCATCCGCAGCATGGCGAACAGGATTTCCTGATTCATCTCCTGCTTTGCCTCGACAAGCGAGCACACCCCGTCATCGTCGGCGAGCTGCGAGAGGGTCTGCAGCACCGCGAGGGGGACGAACTGGTTCGTCAGGTATTTCGACTGCGCGTACCACCCTCGAAGGTTGGTCGGGTGCCGATGCTTTGGCACTTTGACGGCCTGGGCGTCGACGAGCTGCGGTTGGTCTGGTTTCTTGGTCATGTGTGTCCTCGTGCTCATGCGAGACTCGCATATCCCGAGATACGCTTGTCGTCGACAGCGTAGTCCCGCCGAGCCACCTTGTTCGAGCTGTTCCCCTCGATGGTATGCACCCGGCCCTCGGTGACATGCTCCACGATTCCGCAGTGATTCCCCGCAACCCCGACGTCGCTCGTTGCGTTGGCGAAAAAAATGACGTCGCCCGGTTGGGGGTCGTAGCCCTTGCGAGGACGGAAGACGCCATTCTCCCCGGCGACATCGATGAACCCCGAGACCCGGCGGCATTTGTAGTGCTGGGCCTCGAACGCATGGCGCCATCGATTGTCTGACTGATGGATGCACCACAGGACGAACCCGGCGCACCAGGCGAGGGCGTCCCCGCGCATGTACCGCTGGGCCGGGATGCCGTCGTTTTTTCCGGTGGCCTCGCTGACCCCGAGCTGCGTTCGTGCGACGTCGTGGGGGCCCTTCATCGTGTTCACCACTCGAACCAAAGGAGGAGAGACGCACGTTCGACGACGCCGGCCGTGGCGGCAAACTGCACGGTGAAATCCTGCGCAAGGAGTTCCACCCCGCCGTTTAGCGCGATGGCCAGGGCCCCGCTGTCGGCCGTCATAAGCAGGTCGACGGCATGGTTGTTCGAGAGCGTCGCTACCGTCGTGCCCGCCGAGTCCTTCACAACAGCCGAGACCGTGTTGCCGGTGCCGTTCGCCGCTGATGTCAGGTAGGCGCGCACGATGCGCGAGGAGCACCGCGCCGACGACGGGACCGGTAGCACTCGCAGGAGGTTGGCCGGCGTGGTGAAGCCGCTGAAAACGGTATGCGTCGCCATGGCCGCCGTCATCCCCCGCGCGGTGAGCTTGGCGACCTGAACCGCCAGCTCCACCGTCGCCCCAACGCCAGCGCTCCCGACGAGCAACGCATCGGCCAGCCCGTCGGTGAAGTCGGCGAAGGCGAAATCGGGGACGTCGAGGAACCCGCCAGCTCGCCAGCGGTCGACCTGGACGTGCAGGACGACGTCGCAACGCTCGGTCGTGAATGAGACGCCCTCGATGATGAGGTCGTAGCTTACCCCGGCGTCGAGGGTGACGCTCTGAATATTGGTGTCGTCGACGTCGGAGGCTGTCGTCGCCCCCGCAGCGACGTTCAGGTACGGCGTCGTCGCCCCGGTGGGAACGACCCCGGTGACCGCTCGCTTGAGTGCAATCGTCATCGCCGACGCCGCCGTGACGTTGCCGTTCAGAAATGCACGCACGACGGTGCAGGCCACGGGGCAGGTGAAGCGCTGCGTCCGCGTCCCGATGGTGTCGATGTTTGCAATCCCGCCGGCCATGTCCTTGTTGAAGGGAAACGTCAGCGCCGCGAGGGCGTAGCGCTTCTCGCTGACGTCGGCGAGGGCGTCCTTCGAGTACAAGAATAGCTCATTGAGGTCGGTGGGTGAAAGCGCGTCCCCCGCCGTGAATCGGACAATCTGCTGCGAGGCGAGCACCTTCACGAAATCCCCCGGGCAAGGCTCGAACGTGAGCACAAGACGATGGTTGCAACCATGGTAGCGAGGGCGTTTGTCGTCGACACGTTGACGTCGATGATAGCCCCTTTCGGCAGCAATCGCACCACGCGCGACGTCGTCGCCTGATTCAGCCCCGGCTTGGCGTCCATGTTCCCGTCGAACAGCAATCGCGCTTGTTTTTTGGCGATGGTGTCGAGGGTGCCGGTCACCTCCATCGCCCAATCATCGAGGATGCCCCCGGCGCTGACCCGGGCGGTGATGGTCGCCGCCGCTGACGTGGCCGGCGTCGTGATGACCGCGAGCGTGTCGACGAGCATGTTCACGGGCACAACGAACCGCGCCGTTCGACGAGCTGCAGGCGTCCCGTTGATGAGGCCCTGGAACGTGAAGATGAGCGGGGCATATCCGGGCAGTCGCCGGTTGTCGGTTCGCATCAGCGTCAACGACGACGATGTCAGCGCGTTCAGGTCTGCCGCGAGGATGGTTGAGCCGTTGGCGACGGTCATGTCTGAGTCTCTTTCTTGTTCGTCCACGTCCCGCCGGCCTGGACGTCGGCGCTCTCGACAATGGCCCGGCCCATACTGCTCACGGTCACCTCGAGGTCCAGCTCGGTCGCGCGCACGTTCAGGGTCGCGCGAACGCTGCGAGCGGTGAGCGTTGCCCAGTTGGTCGTGCCCCAAAGGTCCGTCTCGATGACGGTGTCCCCGTTGACGGTCGTTGACTTGCCGGTGTCGACCACCCCATTCCCGCAGACGCTCACAGGGGCCCCGCCATTGGCCGCTGAGATTGAGACCCGACGCACCAGCGGGTTCTCTTGTGGGCCTGACTGCACGCGCCCACAGAGCGCCCCGGCAATGTCGTTGGCGACGAGGTCTGAGAAATCCCGCAGGCCCTTGGTGTGGATTGCGTAAATGCCGGTGCGACTGATGATGAGGTCTTCCCCGTCGCGCGTGCGCAACGTCCCAACGACGTTCAGCGGGTTCGCGGCGAGGCCGGTGTACCAGAACGACGTCGTGCCCTCGTTGAGATCGACGGCGACTGCGTATTTTCGGTCGGACCCGAACCCGACGAGCACGCCGAACGAGGTGGGAAAGACTCGCCCGAACTGGCGAACGTCCATCACGTCGATGGGGCGCGTCAGTTTTCGGCGGCCTTGGTACGACGAGAACCCAATCTCGCGGGAGTTCCCGCCGTTCAGCACCGTCACCCCGTCGACGGTGAGGGCGACGACACCGAACGGAGTTGAACAGGCACCACCAGGCCGAGAGGTGAGCACTTGCGGGACCAGCGAGATGAACCCGGCGACACTCTGCCCCTGCCCCAGGGCATCCGCCGCCATCGAGTAGGCCCCGGCCGGAGTGAACATCCACAGGGCGCCGTCGGGCCCTTGCGTGATGGCATGAACCGTCGCCGGCAGCGGGATGTTATTGCCCCCGACGTAGGTTCGAGGGTCGAGGGTGGGGTCGTTGAAATAGACGATGGACCCCTGCGCAATCGGCATCCGGTCACCGAACGAGCAAATATGCCCCGGCGGCACATCAAGCGCCGTCGTGTCGGGGTTCCTCGAGGGCGTCGCCACCGCAGGCATCGCCCCGCCACCGGGCAACCCGTACAACGGCGCCGACATCGACGGCGCGTTGATCATCAGCTGGTTGTTCACCATCGCATAACTGAAAACCGGCTGGTCGGGATGCGCCCCGAGGGCGAGGCGGTAGCGCTGGATCCATTCCTCGTCGGTGACGACCATCGTGACGAGTCCCGTCTCGCCGTCCTGGACGAAAAGGTAGTGCTCCATCTCTGATGACGACGGGACCAGCACCGAGAAACCGCCGACGAATTCGCCGTTCGTCACGCCAAACGACGACGACGACACCGACACGACGAACCCCCGCCGCGTCGACAATCGCCCGTTGTCGTTGACGACGTTGTGCCGCTCGAAGTTTCGCAGACTGATGGTGCTCATGGTTCAACCGCCCAGCAAGTATAGCGCCGTAACGCGCCAGATAGTGTCGGTGACTGCAGGGCAAACGATGGTCGTCGCCGTCGCCGCCGTGACCGATTTTATCGGCGCCGATGGTTCGAGGACTTCTTCGAGGGTGGTCCCGATGGCGCCAGCTGTACCGAACGAGAACGCGAGAGAACCGGGCAGGTTCGTCGTCGTCACCAGTGTAGGTGTAGTGCCGGCGAGGCCTGCGGTCACAAAGAATCGCTTGATGTTGATGCGCGTAAAAAGGTGAAACAGGCCCGCCGGGTTCGCGGGAATCGTCAACGTCACCGCCGTATTCACGGCCGCCGTCGCCGTCACGCAGAACGGCGCTGGTGCTGGGGTCGCGAGGATTGCGTAGTTAGATATCGATGCCCGCAGCGCCACCGTGAGCGAGCCCGAAGTGAAAGCCGACACGCGAACGCGAAACGAACGAAACCCAGACACGCCAACCATGACCTGCGTGTTGACGACGCCCGCGCCCGTGACGAGCGAAACCGTCACCGTGCCCACAAGGCCCGTCAACGCGAACCAGTTGACCCCATCGATGGTTCCTTCGAAAACGACGGTGCCCGTGAAGGCCGCGGCACGAAGGTCGACGGCGACGACGGTTTTCCCGTTGAGGTCACACGCCGTCGTCGCATTGAGTGCCGACACCGTCGCCGTCGCCGCGCGCGCGTCGGTGATGGTCTCGCCGGTGATGGCATCGAGCTGCCCCGCAAATGGGTTCCCGCGAACATCGAAAAGCTGAGTCATGATTCACCCGAGAATGTAGAGAACCTTATACGCCCCGCCGACGTTGTCACGGTCGTTGGAGCTTACCGTAATGAGCACGACACCAGCACCGCTGACGGCAGAAAACGTGACGTTACTGGCTTCAGGCTCGTTCTCGTCGGTTGGCACTGCGGCACCCCATGCGACAATAATCTTGCTCAATGCTGTAGCGCCAGCATCGACGACGGTGGCCGTCTGCTCCTGCAGCCCGAACGGGACCGTGATGGTTGCCGCCGTGAGCGATGCACCACCGCCGCTGGCCGAGATGGTAACCGGCCCACCCGCGCCGCCGTCGACGATGGAGATACCCGAGCCCGCCGTCAGCACCCGCTCTTGTGTCAGCGTCGCATTTGTCGAGAGGGTCACATAGGTGGCGTTCGTCGGGGCACCACCGCCGCCGCCAAGGTTGTCGAGGTCGACCTCGTTGGGCCCGAGGGTGCGCACTGAATACCCGCGCACCCGTAGCAGCGTGTTCGGGCCGCTGTTGCCGACGTAGTCACTTGTGTCGCACGAGATGAAGGCGACCCGGGAGTTATCCCCGACGCTGATTGAAACGTTATCGCCGAGCACGTTCATTATCGTGCCCTCGATGTCCGCCGACGCTGCGCCCGCGCCGATGGTGCTTCCACCTAGGCCGGTAATCAGCAGCAGTCCGTCGATGGATGACATTGCCCAGCGAGCGCTGTTGTCGTCGACGGCGAAGACGTTGTCGACCGAGTAAAGGTAGAGGTTCTGCGCAAACATCCGCGCGTTGCGCGTTCCCAGCGACACGAACGAACCATGCCCGACGAGGTTGGTACAGGTTCCCGCCGATGCGTCGACGACGAGGTTTACGAGCCGAACGTAGGGAACGATTTCCGTTGACGCGAAAGCTGCGCTGAACTGCTCAGCGATGACGACCGTCGTCAACGTTGCACCGCTTTTGACGAGCACTTCGACGTTGACAATATCAACGGGGCATCCGTCGTTCAGTTCGGCACCTCTTGCATAAAAGAGGAACGGGACGGCGCCGTCGATGAGGAACCTGTACCGCTGCGCCCCGTCGACGCTGAACGCCCGCAGCCCGCCGGGGATGGTAAAGCCCGACGTGACGACGATGTCATCGCCGAGCTCGAGCACGCACGGCTGCCCGTCACGCAATCGCAGCGTGATGTTCCGCCTGATGTCATCGGCGCTGTAGACGATGGTCGCCCGTCGAACGATGCGGTCGACGTTCGGCCCAAATGCGCGGACCATCAGCGGTCACCGAGCAGGCTCGCCCGTCCGGTGCGCGCCTGTTGCGACATCGGCGATGCTCGTCCCTGCATCGCCCTGGTCTCTGGTGGTGGCAGACCCGGGCCCGCAGGGATTGCGGCGACGGCCCCCAGCTCGTCCAGGGCGCCGGCGCGCGCTTCGGGTGAGCCGAGGTCCTCGGGAGGTTCCCCGGCGAGCTGGCGGCGGATTGTGGCGCGATTGATGAGCATGCGTTCTCCCTCCGTCAGTTGTGGGACAGCGTGCCGTCAACGTTGCGGATCAAATTTTTGACGCCCGGAGTGTCCTTGCTTCGGTAAAGCTCGTTGTTGTCCTGCCGTCGGTACACATAGTAGATGTAGCCGAACATCTCATGGGGTCCGCTGACCAGTGGGTCACCACGGCCCCACGCGCTGCCGCGCATCCGGTCGGGGAGCGCTTTGACGTACGCCTCGGTGTCCTTCTCGCTGCCGCCGACGGGCATGTTGGTCGGTGTTCCGGTTTTCCCAACAGCTGGCTTGTCCTCGGCCGGGTCATTATCGGGGTCGCCGTCGCCAATCTTTCCGCCAACCTTGCGGCCCGAGACCATGCCGTCGTTGTTGTAGTCGGTGTCGCTGGCGTCTTCGAGGTCATCGAGGGCCGTTTGACGTTGGATGCCGGTGAACTTCGCCGCCTCGGCGGCCTGGTCGAACTCCTGCATGGTGAGCGCCTTCGTCCGCGCCTGTTGCCGGGCAAGGTCGCCCTCGGCCGCCGATGCAGCACCCGACAACCCGAGGCCACCGAGACCGGCGCGTGAGCGCTGGTCCATCGCGGCCTGGGCGTTGCGCGCGTCGATTTCCTGCGCCGCCGCTTGCCGTGCGCGCGCCAGCTCGTCCATGCCGTCGTCGCCCTTCGCGGCGAGCCCGGCTTCCATCTGCTTGTCTCGCGCGTCCTTGTCGCTGGCCTTCCCACTGGTGTACTGCACGCCCCCGCCCTGCCCCGCCGCCTCGGCCTGCGCGGCCTGGGCCTGCTCGTCGGCCCGCCGGCGCTCGTCCTCCCGCTTGTCGCTGCGAGTCCCGTCGATAGCTTTCGCTGGCTGCGTCGCACCCACCGGCCGCTCGGTGCTGGGCTTTGCGGGCATCCTCGATGCCGCCAGCCCGTCGAGGTCGTCGAAGGGACGCATCTGTGGGGGGAGCTTCGGTGGTTGTCGTCGAGTGTCAGGGCGAGGGATGGCCATGTGATGCGCTCCGGTTGGTGATGATGGTCGACAAGGCGCCGTTCAGTGGACGTGCTGCGAGTTGACGCCCCACGAGGAAGCTGCGGCGCTCGCGACGATGTAGAGCTCCGTGGTTGAGTTCATGATGAACTCGTCGAACTGTCCGCCGAGCACATGGCGTCCGCCGCTGGCGGAGAACGTCGCGTCAAACGTCGGGGCAGCTGCACCCCGGGGGACAATCTTGGTCGCCAGCACCACCCCCGCCGCGTTTGGGTTCACAACGCGCACCAAAACGTATGCGAGCAGGCCACCGTTGACGGTGACGTCGGGGAGCGTGACCTTGACCGGTGTCGTCCCGAGGACGGCGCTGCCGTCGGAAACGGCGCCTGCGTTGATGAAAATGCCGAACCCTGCGCGATTGACGAGAGACGTTGCCATGGTTGCTCCTAGCCTTCAGGCTGCGTTGGTTGTTGGTCGGGCATCGTCGGCGACGTCTCGCCGGTGTCTGGTTCGCTGCCCTCAATCTGGTCGCTGATGATGTTTTCGAGCAGCACCAAGTCGACGAAATCCGACTTGCGGCCCTGCGCGATGGCCCGCGACTTCGCCCGGGCGATGCTTTCACGTAGCGCCGGGATGCTGTAATCGTTGACGTTGATGTCGACGTCACCCGCTGCGAGGTAGGTGCGCACCGCGAGGTCCGCCGCCTGCTTTGCCACCGCGTTCGGGGCAGACTTCTGCGCCGTCGCGATGTCTTGCGCCCCGCCGACGCCGGCCTGGGCATTCTCGACGGCTTTCCCGACACGGACGTCGGTGCGGCGCTCCAACTCGCTGGCCGATTCTAGTCTGATGTTTTTGCCTTGCACATCGGCGCCGGTGAAGGTGAACACGTCGGCCGCATCCATGCGCGTAATCTCTGCCACCCGAGGGGCAGGGTAGAAAAGCTGGATGATGGCAAGGCACAGGCGCCAAGCATCGAGCACCATGTCCTCGAGCGACTTCAACGCGTCGCTGTTCTTCTGCGCGTCCAGCTCGTAGTACGCCTCGATTGCTCGCCCGCTCAGCGTCGGGGCAGCGCCGCCGCTGGTCACCTCGTTGAGGCCGACGACGTCGAACATGAAAGCTTTTGCGTCGTCGCGCAGCTTGTACAGGTCGAGGCCCACCGCGCCCAGTTCGACAGCGAATATCTTCGACCGCGCGTCGTCCATCTTGGGGTCGTAGTCGATGGTATTGGTGCGCGTGATGTCGATGGAATCCGCAAGGGGCTTCGGCATCGCAATCTGTGGGTTCGTCACCAGTCGCATCACCTTGATGGTGCGCGCGTGCGTCTCGTTCAGCAGCCGTTGAAGGTTGATGACGTCGGCAAGGGGAGTGATTCCGTAGGCGCTGTCTCGACGGAAGCGAATCTTCATCAGCGACAGGGGAAGCAACGACTCCTTGCGGTCGCCCTCGGTGTTGACGATGAGCGGGTACGCCTTGCGGACCACGATGACGGTGCCGATGATGACGGCGAAGACGCCCTCGGGGAACTTCCTCGAAGGCCGCACCCAGTACTCGTACCCGACGATTCCACAGACCGTCTCGCCGGCCGCGTTGACGTATTCGGTCTCCTCGGGGGGAAGGCCAGCAATCCCGCCAGCTTCCCACATCGCCGCGACTTCATCGGCACCGTAGTGATTCTCGAAAATGACCCACTTGGCGTCGTGCCAATCCTCTACGGGGTCGATCCAATAATCGTGGATGGTGAGACGGGCCCAACGAACCTCGCCGCGAACCTCATCAGGCCATACTTTGACGCCTGCAGTGCCGTCTTGAAAAGCGTACTGCACGGCCTGGTGAATCTTGCTCGCCGTCTTCTGTTCCTGCGCGATGTAGTCGATGACGCGGTTGGTGATTTCCGTGTTGTAAATGTCCTCGGGGTCGTCGGGTGTCGACGCCGTCGCGAGGGCGCTGCGGCGGTCTTTGTTGAGCAACGACGAGAACGTCGTCATCAGCCCTTGGCAGACGTTGATATGCGAACGGGGCACGTTCTCGTCGTCGAACCATGCGTCTTTCATGACCTGTCGACGCTGCCCGCTGTAGACGCCCCATTGACGCCCGCCGACGAACATCTCGCACAGCTCGCCCAGCTGCCGATAGGGGAGCGCGATGCGTTCCCCTTGGCGCTTGTGCTTGTTGAAATCTTCGAGAATCGACGACGTCAGCGGGAGGTCGGCCATCTCAGTCCTCGCTCATCAGCGCGTTCAGCGCATCCTGTCGCAGCTTGTAGCGCGCGAGCTTCTTTTGCCGCTCCATCTCACCCTCGTCGAGGGTGTCATCGGCGCTTTGCAGCTCGTCTTCAGACAACGCATCGGCAGCCATGCCACCGAGGACGCCGCCGAGGGATGACCCAAGGCCGAGCGTTGCCGCACCGAGAGCAGGCCCGCCGAGAAATCCGAGAGCACCAAGACCAGCCCCGGCGAGGCTCCCGATGGTCCCGCCGATGGCTCGATTGCCGGCTCCACCTTCGGCCTGCACCTGCGCAGCACGTTTCTCGGCTGCCGTCAACGCCAAATCCTCGGGGGTCAATCGTCGCGCCATGTGGCCTCCTGATGCGGCATCGTTGCACATAACTGAGTACAGTGCTAGCTATGTAACATGTCTACCACCTCTGCCGCATCGACGGCTGATTCGGGCGCATCTTCGGTCTCGCCCACCGACACAGCGGACACCAGTGCCACTCAGGCCCCGGCGTCCACGCAGTCTCGCATGATGGCCCACATCGCCGCCAAGCGCGCCGCTGCAGCCACTGCAACCCCCCAGGCCCCGGGCTCACCCGCCGGCGAGCCTGCTTCATCGGGTGACTCACCGGTATCGTCACCGGGTAATGATGCCGCCGACAGCCCCGAGGGTGTCGACGCACCAGACGAACGCGAAAAGGCCGACGTTGTGCCCATGGCAGCGTTCAAGGCTCGTATCGGGAAACTCA